ACCTTCGCAGAACTAGACGGCAATTTCACTCACCTTGAAAACGAAATAAATACTGGAACTGATTCTGGTACTATAAAAACTTTCATCGATACTACATACGTTACTGGTATTGTCGATCAAACTTACATAGAAGGAATAGTAGATTCCGCATTTGTAAACGCGAGAGTTAACACACTAAATTCACTAGACTCTGCAGAAGCAATACAGTTAATTGATAGTGCATATGTTCAAGCACGTCAAGTAGATGTCTTTAGAGATTCTGGATTTGTAACAGATATCATAGACTCTGCATACATAATAGCAAGACAGGAAGACAACCAAAGAGACTCCGCATTCGTAACCAGTATAGTAGATTCTGATTATGCACAGTCTCTTGTTGACACTGTAAAATTATATCCATACACAGTGGCGACTGCACCTGCTTCTGGAACTGAAGGACAATTAATATATGTGACAGATGGTAATGCAGGAGACGCAACACTTGCAATATGGAGCGGTGGATCTTTCAAGGTTGTATCCACAATTGGTTCTACAATACTAGACTCAGCTGGTGGTGGTGGAGGCGGATTCTAATCCGATGACAAATGAGTGATGATGAAAAAATAAATAATGATTATGATTATTCTCGTGATACTTTATATGAGTTAATCGAGAAAGGAAAAGATGCACTAGAAAATATGATAGAGGTTGCTCGTGAGTCCGAGCATCCTCGTGCATATGAAGTGTTATCTGGTTTAATTAAAAATGTTGCAGATGTCAATGATAAATTGCAGGATTTAAATAAAAAACAAAAACAACTGAACGATGATGAGAAACCACAACAAGTAGAAAATCAACAAAATAATTACTACTTAGGTTCCACTTCAGATATTCAAAAGATGCTAAGAGAAAATGATGTAGTTGATGTTGAAGCAGAAAGAGTCATATCTAGGGAACCCTAACGTCAAGAGAGACGGTGTCCTTCAACAGTGGACTCCAGACTTATTACAAGAATACAAAAAGTGTATGGATAGTCCTGTATACTTTGTTGAAAATTATGTAAAGGTTATTTCTCTAGACGATGGGATGGTTCCATTCGTCTTATATCCATATCAAAAGGATATGTTCAAACAATTTCAGGAGAATAGATTTAATGTCGTCCTCGCATGTAGACAATCTGGTAAAAGCATTAGTGCGTGTGCCTACCTCCTTTGGTACGTTCTTTTCAACCCAGAAAAAACAGTCGCAATCCTCGCAAACAAAGGTGCAACTGCACGTGAAATGCTTAACCGCATTACACTCATGTTGGAGAACATTCCGTTCTTTCTTCAGCCTGGATCAAAAGCACTCAATAAGGGATCTTTGGAATTTTCGAATAACTCAAGAATCATTGCTGCTGCTACTAGTGGTAGTTCTATTCGTGGTATGTCCGTTAATCTCTTATATCTTGACGAGTTTGCTTTTGTAGAACGTGCTGCAGAATTTTATACTTCAACATATCCTGTTATCTCTGCAGGTAAAGACACCAAAGTAATTGTAACTTCTACCGCAAATGGAATTGGAAATCAGTTCCACAAGATCTGGGAAGGTGCAGTTCAACAAATCAATGAGTTTAAAAGTTTCCGTGTGGACTGGTGGGATGTACCAGGCAGGGATGAAAAGTGGAAAGAACAAACCGTAGCAAATACAAGTCAATTGCAGTTTGATCAGGAATTTGGTAATACATTCTTTGGAACTGGTGACACATTAATAAACGCAGATACATTACTTAATCTACGTGCGAAACCACCCAAGAGATATATGGAAGGTGGATTACTAAAAATATATGAAGAACCTATAAAGGATCATGACTATGTCATGACCGTAGATGTGTCGAAGGGAAGAGGACAGGACTACTCTACATTTACTCTGATCGATATTAGCGTTCGCCCGTTTGCACAGGTTGCTGTATATCGCAATAACACTATCTCGCCATTGCTCTTCCCAAATGTTATTTATAAATATGCTAAACCTTACAATGATGCATACGTTGTTGTAGAGTCGAATGATCAAGGGTCAGTAGTTTGTAATGGATTATATCATGATTTAGAATATGAAAACGTGCACGTAGAATCTTCAGTCAAAGCAAATGCAATAGGTATTGAGATCAATCGTAAGACTAAACGTCTAGGTTGTTCTGCAATAAAAGATATTTTAGAAACAAAACGCTTGACAATTAACGATGATTCTACTATATTAGAGATTTCAACTTTCGAGGCCAAGGGACAATCATACGAAGCATCTGAAGGAAATCATGATGATCTTATGATGAATTTAGTTTTATTCGGATATTTTGTATCTACACAATACTTTTCTGATATGACAGATATTAATCTAAAACAAATGATGTTTGAACAAAAGATGCAAGAGATAGAGAATGATGTAGTACCGTTTGGATTTATTGATGATGGATCTGATGCAATACAACAAATAGAAAACCAAGATGATCCATGGAGAGTAAGAGTGGATGAAACTGAACGATTTGTGTGGGATGCTGATGATATGCCACTGTAAAGTAATTAAATTATAAATAATGGTATGTTGACTAATCGTATCATGGTTCATATAATTTTTAACAGAGGAAGATAAAATGGCACTTTCAACACCGTCTGCTTCTCCAGCTGTTGTAGTCAAAGAAATAGATCTGACTGGTGGCGTACCAAACGTTCAGTCAACTACTGGCGCAACTGTTGGGAACTTTCGTTGGGGCCCTGCAGAGCAAAGAGTATTGATAGACAACGAGACATCTCTTGTCAACACTTTTGCATCTCCAGACTCAGCAAATACCATAGACTTCCATAGCGCATCTTACTTTTTACGTTACTCAGGTTCTTTACAAGTTGTACGTGAGGTAACATCGTCTGCACAAAATGCTCGTTCTACTACAGGACAATTGGGTACAGACAACGATGGTTCCTTACCTACAGAATTAGTAAAGAATGATGATGATTTCGCAGCACAACAGAGCGCCTTGGATTCAGATTCACACACATTAATTGCACGTTACCCAGGCGAACTAGGTAACTCAATTCAAGTATCAATATGTCCACCCGATAGTACTGCATTCGGCGCATGGGCATATAAAGATGACTTTGATGCTGCTCCAAGCACATCAAGTTATGCAACTAACAAAAATGCAACTAACGATGAAATACACGTTGTAGTTGTAGATAATGGTGGAGAACTAACAGGAACAAAAGGTACAGTACTAGAAAGATATCCTTTTGTTTCAATTGCAAGCGATGCAAAAAATGCTGATGGTACTACTAACTATGCAAAAGACATAGTCAATGCAAGATCAGAATACATCCATATGGTTGGTTTTGATTCAGACTATGCTGGCGCAGGTGCAGGTACTACTGCAGATTCTGGTGATAACTTCTCGCCTGGATTAACTGCCGCAACAAATCATACATTCACAAAAGGTGCAAATTCAGGTGCACTAACAACAACAGAATACCTAGCAGGTTTTGATCTGTTCGAAGATAAGGACATCGTAGAAGTTGACTTCTTAATTGCCCCATCAATGAACTCAAGAGCAGACCAAACAACTGTTGTGAATGATCTGATTTCAACTGCAAGTCAAACACGTAAAGATTGTGTTGTCACTGCATCACCTGCAAGGACAGACGTAATCAATTTGACTAACACTACAACAATAACAAACAATATCACTGCAACCGCTGATACTTTCACAGCATCATCATACCTAGTAATGGATGGTAACTTCTTGAAAGTGTACGATAAGTACAATGATCAGTATATTCAGATACCCGCCGCATCATCTACTGCAGGTATCATGGCAGCAACCGATTTAAATCGTGCACCATGGTTCTCTCCTGCAGGTTCAAGACGTGGTGGATATCTAGGTATCACTGCAATCAGTTGGTCACCTACAAAGGCACAAAGGGATACACTATACAAAGCAGCAGTCAATCCGATTGCAAACATCCCAGGCCAAGGTGTACTGTTGTTCGGTGACAAAACAAAACTTGGTCGCCCAGGCGCATTCGATAGGATAAACGTCCGAAGACTATTCTTAGTTCTAGAACGTGCTATCGGTAAAGCAGCAGAACAAGTTATGTTCGAGTTTAACGATGAGTTTACTCGCGCAGAGTTTGTCAACATAGTAGAACCAGTACTACGTGAGGTGAAAGGTCGTAGGGGTATTACAGACTTTAAAGTGGTCTGTGATGAAACCAACAACACTGGAGCGGTGATTGATCGTAACGAGTTTATTGCAAATATCTTCATTAAACCTGCACGTTCAATCAACTACGTCACTCTAAACTTTGTTGCTGTTCGTACAGGCGTTGACTTCGAAGAAGTCGTAGGAACGGTGTAAGGAGGTAGACAATGGCAATTTTAGGAGTAGACGATTTCAAAGCAAAACTAAGAGGTGGGGGCGCACGTCCTAATCTCTTCCAAGTTACCATTAACTATCCTGCATTTGCAGATGGTAACCCAGAACTTACATCTTTCTTAGTTGAAGCAGCGGAACTGCCTGGATCAACATTCGGTCAAATATTAGTACCTTTCCGAGGTCGTCAGTTAAAAATGGCAGGGGATCGTACATTTGCTGAATGGACAACAACTATAATCAACGATACAGATTTCGCAATCCGTGACGCACTAGAGCGTTGGATGAATGGTATCAACGGACACAATGCCAATACAGGTCTTGCGGTTCCAGTTGCATACGAAGCAGATCTTAAAGTTGAACAGTTGGATCGTGAAGGTGATGTTATAAAAACATATAACTTCCGTGGTGCTTACCCTTCAGACTTGGCACCTATCCCATTAGCATTTGGTGACAATGATAACATCGAAAGATTTACATGTACATGGTCATACCAGTATTGGGAAAGCAATACAACAAGTTAACTAAATAACAGATAGGGCGGTAATACTGCCGCCCTATTATTTTATCTGAGGACTACTATGGCAGAAAATAATGGTTTAAAGTTATTTGGTTTCGAAATCAAACGTGCCAAAAACAAAGATGAAGAAAAACTTCCATCCATTGTTCCCCCAAGGGACGATGAGGGTGGTAGTTATGCAACTGCCTCTGGTACACACTATGGTCAGTATCTAAACCTTGATGGTGATGATTCAAAGGACAACTATCAATTAATAATGAAATATCGTGGAAATGCGATGCATCCAGAAGTGGACGCCGCAATCGAAGATATTGTTAACGAATCAATTACTGGCAGTGAACTAGAACAAACACTTGATATTAATCTGGATGAGGTAGATGCACCAGACAAAATCAAAAAATTAATTAAAGAAGAATTTGATTACATTTATGGTATGTTGAACTTCAAAGAACTAGGTCATGACATATTCAGACGTTGGTATGTAGACGGACGTTTATATCATCATCTAGTACTAAACGAAGCAAACCCTAAAGAGGGTATTCAAGAAATAAGACCTATCGATGCCGCTAAGATGCGTAAGGTTAAAAAAGTTAAGTATAAAAAAGATCCTGCAACTGGTGCAAAGATAGTCGAGAAGACTGAAGAGTTTTTTATCTATCAAGAAAAGCCTGGGTCGTCAACCAGTGGTATTAAGATGACAAATGACTCTGTGTCATATGTTACGTCTGGATTGTTGACAGAGGATCGTAAAAAAATAGTTTCGCATATGCATAAGGCATTGAAACCAATCAACCAGTTAAGGATGATGGAAGATGCGT